TCCGCCACGTTGAGTACCAACTCACCCAGCGTGACTTGCGCAGCGGTGGGCACGGCGGCTGCCGTGCTGCTGCGCTTGTGCAGGATGGTGTTGGCCATGGTTAGAACGAGCCTCCGTCAATCGTGGCACTGGTGGACAAAGCGTCCGTGATGCCAAAGCCAGACAGGGTTGTGGGTTTGCCGCTGACGCTGGTCCATGCAGGCGTGACCGTGACAGCCGCACCGATGGCGGTGACCCTACCCTTGGCATCGACCGTGATGGGGGACACTGCTGTAGCACTGTTGTTGTACGTACCTGCCGTCACACCACTGGCAGCAAGGGTGAGCGCCATTGATGTTGTGCCCGAACCAGTGACATCGCCTGAGACCGTGATGTTTTGGTTGGCTGTGATGTAGCCTGGGTTGGTGCCAGCAGTGACCCGTCCGGTGACGTCCACCGTCATGCTGGAATAGGTACCAGCGGTGACGCCAGATGCAGTGATAGAAAGCGTATTGCCGGACTTGGTCAGGCCTGTACCCGCAGTGAGTTGTCCCAGACCGTTGAATTGCTGAAACGTCAAGGCGCTAGTGCCTAGCGTGATCGGGTTGTTGCTGGCAAGCACCCAACCTGAATCAGCGTAAATAGTCCCTTCCTCAATAAAGGTGTACAGCCCGGAGGAGACCTCGCCTGCAGGAGAGTTGTCGGCGTCTGCTGTGCGAGTCCATGCGCCTGCGGCAACCAAATACAAGCCGTTCTGGCTTGGAGTCGTCTGGTCCTTGACCAGTACCCTGTCACCTGCAATGAGCGCTACACCATCAATCGTTTGTGTTCCAGAGAGCGTGATATTGGCCGTGGTGGCCGCGCGAACCGATGCTTTGAAGTCCAGTCCGGTGATGGCGTTGTCCACGTACTGCTTGGTTGCTGCGTGCAGTGCGTTGGTGGGGTCCGCCGCTAAAGTCAAAGCGCCAGTGAGCGTACCACCGGTAAGCGCTAGTGCGTCTGTAATTCCGTAGCCAGACAGCGTAGTTGGCTTGCCGGTGACACTGGCCCAGGCGGGCGTCACTGTTACGGCTGTACCGATGGCGGTAATGCGGCCTTTTGCATCGACAGTGAATGGCGTGTGCGCCGTGACACCGTTGTTGTAAGTCCCCGCCGTAACACCGCTGCTGGCCAAAGTCAGCGCAATTGCTGTCGTTCCGGAACCCGTGGCATCACCAGAAACAGTAATGTTCTGGTTTGCAGTGAGGTAGCCGGGGTTGCTGCCACCAGTCACGCGCCCTTTGGCATCCACCGTGACATTGGAGTAACTGCCTGCGCTGACACCACTTGCCGCCAGTGCCAGCACCACGCCGCCCGAAAGCGTACCGGTGCCCGTTGCATCTCCACTGACCGCGAAGCTGTCAGCCTTCTTGGCAAAGACACCCGAGCCTGCAGCCGCTGTGACAACGCTTCCGGACTCTCCGATGAACAGCGTCTTACTGACTTCGGACCAAGCCAGCTCCCCCACTGCCAACGTAGGCGGTGTGGCAGTGGTGGCCGATCGTTTGATTTGAATGAGGTTAGGCATAAGTATCTCCGTTGAAAATTAGAAATAGCCCGCGTCTAGGGCCAAGACAGTGACATCAGGTAATGGGCCAGGCGGACCGACCGCACCCTGATCGCCCTTTGGACCTTGTGGCCCAGGAACTGTGAGCGTGACTTCGACTGAAGTGCTGTCCCATTGCGGCTCTAAGCTCAAGCTGACTTCGGTGGTGGATGTGATCGAGGTGGTCATAGGTCAGGCTCCAATTACTGACTCACATCGGGCACTACGGGCACGATGAATGTTTCTGTCGATCGCACCATCCCTCCGTCATGCACTTCGACATCGCAGTAAAGATTGGCGGGTGCCGGGAACGATGCGGACTGGGCAGGATCGACGAGCGAAAGATAGAAGCGCCCCGGATTCACGGTCTGGTCAGGATCAATTACCGCAGAGAGGTTGGCAACTAAGGCACCGACACTTGTGCGCAGTTGGGAACGAATGGTTTGGGTACTCAGCTGGCTCGCCACACCGTTGATGCGGTAAACGCCAGACAAAGCGAAGGTATCGCCCCGCTTGAACGGGGGCGTTGTTTGTGCAGTCATTTCAATATCCTTGAACGTAGGCGTCCACAGTCCCAGCGGTTGCAGCGCCACTGGCGTTGAAACACTGGATCAGCGGGCCAGAGGTTGATTTGTCGACCACGCGGGCCGTGGTGGCAGAACCACCGTCTGAATGCAATGTGAGGCTCACGATCACCACGTTTCGCCAGCCGGTGCCAATCGCCAATCGAGTACCTCCCGAGGCAATGACCACATCCGGGAGGCGAATCGTTTTATCGGGCACATCGATCTGCGCAACCACCGAGCCAATCAGGCCTTGTAAATTGCTCTGATCGACGTCGATGCGAAACTGATACGTTGTTCCGGCATCAGCCCATGCGCGTCCAGGAAACGGCACGTAGGCCACGTCCGTCGTCTTCTTCCAAGTGATCTTCCAGGCGTAGCCACTGATGGTGGCTGCGATCGTGAGACTGCCACTCTCGGTGAATGTGACGCTGCCCGTCCAAGAAATGGCTTGGTACTGCGGCACCAAAAAAACTGCAGTGGTGTTAGTCCACAACTGCGCCGTGTCGTTACTCCACATGCGCGATGAGTCGGGGGCTACCACCGGCGTCGTATTGAGCGTGTAGCTTGCAAACACGTTCTCCACCGGCGCATCACCTAAGTTGCAGGCAATGGCCGTGACGTTCAGGCTTTCATTGCCTGTGGTGTCGACCGCTTTGATCAGAATCTGACCGGCCCCGTAAGGAATGGTGACCAGATCCCAGGGTGAGACTGACAGCAGACCGGTGTGTAGTTCCAGCGCATCCGACCAGGAACGACTGCCCCCCGGCTGCCAACGCACGCGGTAACCAGCAAGATCGATGTCTGTGACTGGTCCCCAAGTCAGGCGCTCGCCGTCTAGGCGCAACCAAGGGACATCGGAAGGTGGTGCAGTTTTGCCCACCACTTGAACCGTCCCCTGGCTCCAGGCCCCGCGCACGCCGATCGAATTGATCGCCCGAATGCGAACGTTGTAGCTGGCTCCATCTTGAACTGGCGAGACCCAGGCCACGCCCAATTCGGCAGCCACGATGTCCACCGGCGACCATCCAAGATCGGTGGTCGCTTTGGATTGAATCTCTACCTGACCCTTTTGGGCGTAGACCTCTGTGGGTGCGGTCCAGCCGACCCGGATGCGGGAAATGACAGAGCCATCAGCCAGTCGAAGTAATTCAGATGTACCGGAGGCCAGAGTGAGACCCGACACCGCAGGCACGCTGAACGGGTCTGGCAAATTGGACTGAGCTATGACGGCAGCAGGCGACAGGACCGCTTGCGTGTAAACACTGACGCTGTATTCACGGGCTACGACATAGACCTCATCGTTGTCCTTGATCTCAATTTGCATGATCCGAAACAATTTGGCCGACCAACCCGGCGTTGAATGCGTAATTGGCACCACGTCCCCAACCTCGCAGCGCAAGCCCTCCTGAAAAGCGGAGAACTTCACGACCAAACCGTAGCGGCTCTGGTTAAGGGTCAACTGACCGATGTTTTGCGCCCGGTAGCTGTTGGCTGTGAAAGGCAAATCAATCTTGGCTTCCAGAATCAGACCGTTGTCAGTGGCACGCAAAGCTGTGGACTCCACCATTGCCAAATCGGGCTGCCACTTCTTGGCCGGGTTATAGAACCCTGCGGTGACCCGGTTGTACTTGGCGCGTTTACCGGCCTGGCTGATGACCCAAGAGCCGGTGATGTTGCTCTCAGTGAACCCGAAGCTCGAGGCTGTGGTGGCCACATCAAGCACCAAACGGTACTTGCCTCCGCTAAACACCAACATGCCCCGGCACGCGGTGAGCAACGCGCGCACGTTGTCATACGCGGTCTGGTTTGTGTCGATCGTTCCGTCGCAGGCGTAAGCCGCATAGTTCACTTGGGTCAGCGTGTGTTGGCCCGAACCTGCGGAAGTCAGATCGATGGCCACACCGGCAAAGGCATTGGTCAGTGTGGTGGCCAGTTGGTAGCTGGTGTCAGTTACCTTGATCGCGTAATAAGTTGTCCCTGCGACCAACGGACTGGGCAAGGTGGCGGTGCTGCTCACTTTGACACCGTCACCGGTGTCGATCGGAATCGGTTGGGAGAAAGTCAGCACTTCGGTCGTGGTGCTGACCGTGAAAATGTCAGAAAAACTGGGGGCCGTAATCCGGACATCACAGGCGTTCGCAGCTGCTGCAATGCTCGTGTCATCGATCGCGCTGCTGGCGATGCCTCGCCCGTAGATCGTGTTACTCAGGTAGTCCCGAAGGACGAGTGCTGGGTTGTTGGAATAGCGGGTCTGACCGTCTCGTGGGTCGAACAAGGTTCTGCCGCGCACATCGGCGGTGATCGTGGGCAGGCCAGAGAAAGCGTTGCGGTCGTACTTTAGCTTGACGTACAAGTAGGCGCAGTTGGAAAGTTTGCAGGCACTGGTCCATTTGGGTACATCAGCGGTCAGCGCTGCATCGGCTGCTTCACCTGGCGTACCCAGGTGCTTGGTAACAGTGACCAGGCCATTGAATTTGGCGTCACTTGAAAGCACATCGTCCAAGTACACGTTATCGATCGCGGTCACGGGGCCTTCTGACAGCACTAGCACCAGATGCAGGTATTCGTTGCTGCTTCCGGAGACCTCAATGAACACCCGTGTGCCACCCACCCGTCGACGACCGTAAATCACCGGGATGGGGTCGACATTGCTCTGGGAGTTGATCAGGATGCCCTGCGCTTGGGCCGAAGACAGCGCAGACTGGGCGCTTGAGGGCGAATTCGAGCCGATCAGTGACTGCACCGCCAGATTGGCAACACCCACGGCGACCAAACCGGTCGCACCGCCGATGAAACTGGCGGTGGCAAGGGACGCGCCAAGAACGTCAGCCGCTGCAGCCGTGATGCCCGACTCAATAACTATGCCAAGTACGGCATCGGCGACCACCGCACCCACAGCCTCCGACACCACCGATCCAACGATGGCTCCAATAACGATGCCAGCCATTACGCGACTTCCTTATCCCGAACTACCTTGGCATACATGCGCTCGACGTCCTGGTAGCCCAGGTGTCCGAGCAGGCGTCCGAAGTCTTTGGTCTGTTTGACGTGGTAATAAATTTTTTGGACGCCCTGGGCTTTGAGGCCCATCTCGGCAAAGCGCAGCAGTTTCAGAACGACACGCCCGGCACGTACCTCGGGTACGGCATAAACAGCGCTGTTGGCAGCGACCAGTGCGTCCTGGTAATGGATATGGGACTGCACGATGAATGCGGCATAGCCCACGATCACGCCATCGCGTTTGGCGATGAAGGTGGCGAGTTTCCCGGCAGCGTCGAGTTCACCGTAGCGTGCCCAGTCGATGTTCAGACGATCGAGATCCTTCTGGCCGACTTCCTCGTACTCACGCTCGGCCAGGGCTTGGAGTTCTTGGGTTGCCGTGCCAATCGGGATACGCGCATAGGTGTAGAAAGATCGTCCGCTCTTCACAGTGATCCCCACTTGATTTCCCGATTGATGTTGGTGACGAACTGAAACCCACGGTCGCCCGGAAACCAGATCTGCTCTTCAGGGTCATTGGTGTGCCTGCCCGGCGTGCGTTGGAAATCCACCCACTGCGAGCTGGCAGTCACTGCGATCGTGCAGGTGCCGTTGTTCGGGTCGTCGGAGATTTCCATGCTGTCAATCCGACCATCGAACACCAGCAAAGGGTTGCTGATGATGGCCAGGCGGTAATCCAGAAAACCTTTGTAGATGGCGATGCGCCGGTCGATATAAGGCTTGGACAGTGCAATCGAAATCCAGGTCTGGTCTACTGCCGAGACTTGCACAGTGACATTGGGGATGCTCATGTCACTGGTCTCTGATAGACCGGAGAACCCCAGAAAGTGGCCGTTGGCCGTATAGGTGTTGGTACTCCACAGCACGTTGATCCAGGCGTCCGTCATGCGGATGGTGCCGTCATCGAACCATGCCTCAACCAAATAGACGGGCTGATTGCTGGATTTAAGGATCTCGGCAATGAACTCTGAACTTGCGCCGCGATCCATTAAAAGGCCTCCACCAACTGCAAGCTGAAGTTGTAAATTGACCCCGGAGCTACAGCTGATTCCATCGTGTCTGTGCCCAAAGCCAGAGTGAACGGCACGTTGCGCACGGTGATAACTGCACCGTCGGCAGGCACTGCCAGCAAGGCAGGCTCAATTGCCACGGTAGCAAGGCCAAAGGCATCTGCGTTCACATCAGCGGTGACCATGTAGACCTTGGTCTGGCCAGCAATTCCAATGAAGTCACCTGCTTTCAGCGCGCCAGAAAGACCTGCGGTCCAGCCGCGCGTGGACAGACTTCTGCCTTGCTGATTAGCCCCGTTGATCTGCGGTGTTCCAGTGGCTATCCCTTGCGGCAGCTTGTGCGCAGGCAGTACGGCGGTGAAGGTGTCCCACTGGCCGCGCTGGGCAACAACAAAGGCTTGGATTGGCGCGAATTGCGCTCGGGTCAAACCTACCCAGTCCGCAGTGATCACCCAGCGCTGAGCGCCATTGGTGCGCACACTGCGGCGCAGGTTGTGCGAAATCGAAACACGTGTGGGCTGGTAGGACTGAATCTTGATGGCGCTGGGCGCGGGAGTTAAAGGAAATGTGCCGCTCATGACTTATCCCGTGATCCCATAGCGTCCGCGCATGTTGAGCGCCTGATTCACGATACCCACCACCACTGCCTTGTTTTGCACCATGGCGGACTGGAAACTACGTGCGTCCATTGCCCGCACGGAAAAGTTGATGTTGATTGGCGCTTGGGCTGAACTGCTGTCACCGCCGTCCGGCGAAGCTGT